AAGAAAGAAAAAGTCAAATTAATTTACTTGATTTCGTAATTAATTCTATTAAATTAAATAGTTAGAGATCCCTCTGTAGTGTTTCCGTTCATTAAAGATAATTGTAACTTATAAGCTGAGCTGGATCCTCCATATCCTCTTACATAAATATTCCATGCTTCTTGAGGATTAATAGCATGTGTCCAATATTGTAAATTAGAAGTAAATCCATCAAACCCTCCGTTAGGTGTAACAATAACATCAGAATTAACATTTACTTTTACTATTCCTGGCAATAAACATGTTCGTACTAATTTTCCATCAATGTAAATATCCATAGATCTATTATAAACACTAACAATAGCATTAACCCATTTTTGAATAGGTATATTTGATACATTACAAGTATGAATTACTGTTCTTGCATTAGATGTAACTTCACTTCCATCTCTATTAGCATCCACACCAGGATAACATCCAACCGAAACATTTAAATCATTTTCAACGCCTCCTAAAACAAGCACAGGACAAGGATCACCACCACTTACAGCAGGTGAATTAACAGTAATGTTTCCACTAATGTCACTAATATTACCCATTCTTCCAAAAATTACTTTGTGTTCTCCATAACGATAATTCCAATCATTTACATAAAACCAAATAGAATAAGTAAAATTACTTGCAGGAGTACTATTATTAGTTGCTAAAGAAGATGCTAATATTTTAGTCATAGTTTCACCATTTGTTAAAGTTAATAATCTATTGGGATTATAAGTTAAATAACGAATAATAACATAAATAAGTATTACAGCACAAATTGTAAAAATAATTCCACCAGTATTCATAGTATATTATAGATGTAGAATTTTTTTAATTATTTTGTTTTTATTCAGATTCTTTTAAACAGAAGGTGGATTTTTCTCTTTTAAATTATTATATAAATAATAAATGTTTGTAATCTGTAAGGAATGTTTAAAATAAATTACATTGCAAATACCACATTTAACGCCTTGATCTGATCCTACACTTAAAGTATCAAATGTCATATAAGGAACTACTTTCGTAACAGATTTTACTAAATCTCCATTATAAAATATATCTAAAGTTCCTTTATTGTAGTTAATAATAATATTATTCCATTTTTGTAAAAGAACATTCTTTTTTCTAAAAATAATTCTATCTCCATTTTCATCAAATTCTAAAGAATTGTCAGGAGTTCCTTCTAATCCTTTTTGATTCATAGTTACCATTAAAGTATTTAAAGAAGCATTATAATATACACAAGGTTTTCTTCCATAATCTAATATAGGAACATATTTAGTATAAGAAGAATTAGTGCTTACTGGAAAAGAATCTATAAACATCCAAAAAGAAATAGCATAATCATATTCAAAATCATTACCTCCATTTAATTCTTCATAAGATGCCAAATTTGTTAATTTATCTGTGTAGATTGGTTTATTAATATATTGTTTGCCTCCTTGCACTTGCAAAGAGGTCATCAAATAAGGAAATATGAAATAAATAATAAAAATTAAAATAGTTATTAAAAGAATAAGTACAGATGTTGACGAAGTTTCATTATAATCTTTTACAAAAAATTTAATAACATTTTCAATAAAGGATTTTATTCTTGAAAATATAGATGATGAAATCATTTGTGACTTTTTCTCTATATCTTTGTTTCCTTTCATTCCAATAGAAATTACTTTGTAAACAATAAAACAAATCAATACAATTATAGTAACATTAATTACGACAGAAGTAGAAGTTACATGATTAGATAATTTTTCAATACAATAAAACAAAATAATAAGAATAATACCTATAAACGTAAATCCACAAAAAAGTATTAATAAGTTTTTGAAATATTTAAAAGGGTGATCATTTTCTTGACTATGTGTGGTACTTTTTGGAATTTCGTTAGGTTTATGTAAAAAATATTGGTTTTGACGAATACTATGAAGAGACCAAAGAATCATTGTAGTAAAAAATACACCAATGATAATAGTAGGAAAAATAAAGTATGCAAAATAAGAATTATTTAAAATATCATAATTGTATAATATAATAAGAACTGTTATATAAATAATAAAAAATAAAATGTATCCTATAAGCATATAATAAGATTTATTCATTAATGCTTTTGCAGTAGCTTCATTATTTGCATTTTCATTTTTATCACTTTTTTGAGTAACTATATTTTTTATGTCTTCTAATACTTTTTTAAACCTTTGATAAATATTTATGGGTATATTTTTAATTCTAGAAAATATAGTAGGTTTTATTTCTTGTTTTTGTTGTTGATTTTGCATAAAACTCTGTTATATTATATAAATACAATTTTTAATTTTTATTATTGCATTTAGTTACTCTAAAGATATGAAATAAAGTTACATGTTTTCCATAGCTGTCTTTTTGCCGTGACATTCACGACATAGAGCAACTAAATTTGCAACATCGTTTCCTCCTCCATGTTCTAAACGGATTTTATGATCAACTTCAAACCACGCATTTAATTGATCTTGACAATTTCCACATTTCCAATTTTGTTGAGATGCGACATATTTTTTCTTAGTTTCACTTACCGAACGTTTTGTCGCCATTTTTCCAGAATGATTTATTCTTCTCTCTCCAGCATTTTGATAATTAGAAGGAGATAATGTAATATCATTAAATGACTCCATAAAACTACGTGGTTGATGTATTCCATTATTATTGGTATTGTCTGAATAATCCATTTGATTAGAGGTAGTAAAATCAAATATAGGTGTAAGCATATCTATAGAAGAACGATCAATAGGGAGATATTTTACCATATTATTAGCATATAAAAGCATATTTTTTCCTTTTACTGGATTTCTTTTAAGTAGTAAATAAATGCTTATTCCAACAATTCCAAAAAAAATCATTTGATAATATTTTTTCCAAGATAAAAGCATTTTCATAAATTTACCATCGTAATAAGTATTAAAAATAAAAAAAATAGTTATTCCTAATATAAGTAATTCAAGTTTCATATTATATATGTGATATATTATATGAAAATATAATTAAATCAATGACAAATAGAGATTAGATTTTTTAGATTCTGTATTAGTTTTCGTTTTAGAATCTCTACTAGACTTTTTAGATGTGGATTTTTTTGTAGTAATTTTCTTATTACTTGTTTTTACAGTTGTCTTATTCATTCGCAAAAACAAAAGATTCAATCTTTTTAAATCTTTTACTAATTCAGCAATGTCTATTGGTTTGATTCTAGGTTCAAATAAATATGTCAAAAAAATGCATTTTAATTTATTAAAAATCTCTTTTTCTATACAAGTTAAATTTAAATAGTCATCATATAATTTCTCCAAAAAAGGTAAATAACACATTACAAAACCCCATACATCTACTATATTTATAAATACTTCATTTAAATAAGAACATAAATCTATGGAATCTTTTTTTTGATAGTGCAATAATATCTTGGAAATATAGTTACTTATATATCTCATAGTGAATTCTGTTTCAATGACAACATCTAAAATATCATCTTTTACATTTTCCAAATCACTAACAAATAATATGTGCATAATACTATTAATTGTTTTAAAATGTCCAATTCCTCTTTCTTTCATCCAATGATAAATAAAATCAACTACAAATGAATGAATATTATTTTCATCAATTTCTAATGATTTGGAAGAAACGTCTTTAATAAATTCATCATAGTCTTCTAAAAAAGTTTTATTAAATAATATAATAGATAAAGGAGTATTGAATTGAAAAGGTCTATTTCTCCATGTACTTGGTATATTTTCAATAAGATCTTTATTATTATTATATTTTTTTATATCATAACTACAAGCTATACCCCAGTCAATTATTTTAGGTTCTACATTATTTTTTCCTATTAAAATATTAGAATCTTTAATATCACAATGATAAATGTTTAATTTATTCATAGGCAAAATGCCTTTTTGAAATAACTCAATTAGTGAATTATTCAATTGAATCATTATTTTACTTGAAGAATAACTTAAAATAAAATCACCTAATTCTATTCCACCGTCAGGAATATTTAATGCAAGTAATTTATCTAACGAATCATTTATATTTTTCTTTGTAATATCTGATTTTTTTAATGCAGTACAATTTTTGAAATTTGTCATATCTTTATTGGTTAAAGGTGCAGGTTCACAAATAGAAAAACCATCTACCATAAAATATTTAGAATAATTTGGAATTTTTTGTAAAAAAGGTCTAATTTCTTTAATTTCATTAAATTCAGCAATAGCGTGTTTTGTAGTCAATAATTTAGTTACTTTGTTTTTATCTCTTTCATCTGTTTTAGCATTTTTACATAATAAGGCAGGTTTAAATATACATCCAAACCCACCTGAAGCAATTAATTTACCCCCATCTCTTTTTCTTTTTTTAATAATTTTTTTAGTTACTGATTTTTTATTTTTTCTTGTTTGGAACATACCGTTATTATATTATATAGTTATTATTTATCATACAAATAATAGATTATTCCTATAATAATCAATAAAAGAAAAAAATAAATGATTTTCTCTCTAATCCTATAAAATTCTTTGAATTTTATTTCTTTTGGTTTATATTCATCATAATAACTTACATAAAAATCGTTTAATGACATTTTTGGTTTTTCTAATTTTTCATTTATTTTATTATGAATAAAATGCATCCAACGAATAAATGCATCTCTAGAATCTAAATAAGGAGAGACAGGATAAATATCTATTAATTTACTAAATTCAGATGATATATTTTCAATTGGAAGAAAGAGTGGAATATTTTGTACAAAATCATAATATTTTTTTTTGGTTACAGCATTAGGATAATGTGGATATGTCATAGAAATAGTATGTAAAAAAAACCAAAAATGTGGTCCCCATACTTTTGGATCTAAAGTCATTACAGTAAAATAATATAAAAAGATATCTAATTAAACATAACTATTTAATTTAAGAATAAATTCTGAAATGAATAAAAATAATTTATGTAATAATTGTGGGAAACAAGGACATTTATTTCATCAATGTAAATTACCTATCACTAGTTACGGTATTATTTTATTTCGNTCTAGTGATAAAGGATTACAATTTTTAATGATTCGTAGAAAAGATAGTTTNGGGTATATAGATTTTATAAGAGGAAAATATTCACCATATAACATTGAACAATTACAAGACATTATTAATGAAATGTCTACTACTGAAAAAGAAAGAATAATGAACGAAAAATTTGATAATTTATGGAAAATGATGTGGGGAAATACATCTAATATTCAATATAGAAATGAAGAATCAACCTCTAATAAAAAGTTTGATAGTATAAAAAATGGAATCATTATTAATAACGAAAAAATTACATTAGAAAATTTAATAAAATCAAGCAATTCTAATTGGTCAGAAACAGAATGGGAATTTCCTAAAGGAAGACGCAATTATCAAGAAAAAGATTTAGATTGTGCATTAAGAGAGTTTGAAGAAGAAACTGGAATTATGAGAAAAAATGTAAATATTATTGAAAATATACTTCCTTTTGAAGAAATCTTTATTGGAACAAATTATAAATCTTATAAACATAAATATTTTTTAGGTTGTTTAAATGAAGATATCTATGAAACAAGTGAAAATAATATGCAAGATTATCAAAAAACAGAGGTAAGTAAAATGGAATGGAAAAATTTAGATGAATGTTTAACTTCTATACGACCATA